AGGCGGTATAATCTGTGCGACCGCGACAGGTTTCGCCGTAGAATATGCCGTAACGGCTAACCCGTTCCCTGTTGCCGTAAACGGTACAGAAACGGCGATTGAGGGTTACAACATCAACGATAATACATATTTCAAATTACGTGACGTTGCGGACGCTGTCGGTGGTTTCAATGTTGGTTTCAGTGACAACACTATTAAGATTGATACCGATACCGCCGCACAACCAACACCAACTACAACAACCACCGCTACACAACCAAAGCCTACATTAAATCCAAACAAAGAGTATTACTATCCTGATTTATTTGCATTTAATACTGATGATGGATTACCCGTGTACAATTTCGACGGCACATACTATTTGAATTGTTTAGATATTATAGATTATACAGATTTTGATTGGCATAAATTTGATGATAACTATTGTCTTGAGTATAATACTTCAATGCGTTTTATCTCTTATGAATATTATACCACTGTTGTTCTTGCAAATCCTACAGCATTTAAAAATTGACGATTACTTTAAATCGTCAATTTCTTTTTTTAAATTATTAATTTGTTCTTGTAGTATTTCTATATTCCTTTCACTTGCCACTTCATATGCACCATACATAAATTTTGCATTTGGCTTCCCGGTTGTAACTCTCAATGTTCCATTTGCTGTACATGATAATTCATTTACTATATCGCCATTCTTATCCAAAAAACGTATTGCAGGTTGCTTTGAATCTCCTACTAAATCTGTGGTTTGTATATATAGTACACTGCCAACAAATGTATCTTTCTTTGTATTAACACTTCCGGCAAATACCGCCTCGCCGCTACTATTTATATACACGTTTTGTTCGCCTGTAGCGTCATACAAACAAAAAACATATTTACCGTTTTTATAACCACATTCAAATCTGACAATATTATTTTCGTCCTGCATTGTTATTAAACTGTTTTCTATTGTCAATTTGCCGTTGGCAGACATTATTGTACATAGGTTTGTATATAATGCCCCTGTGAATACGTCTGATACAATTATTTCATTATCGTTTATCACCGTAGTCCAATCCCATTCACCCTCGGTTTTCTGCCCTGCAATAGCCAACTGACCCTTGATGATTGCGACAGCACTTTGACCGTCGGGACTTTCAAACAATGCTCCGGTCTGATACTTGGCGATATTCTCATTCTGCAGTGCCTCGTTTATGCTGACTTTGACGTTTTCTCTCATCATTTCCAAATAGCTTGTCTTGATTTCTTTCTTGCCGTTTCGCTGTATTTTTTGGATTATATTTGTTGTGGCAATATCCTTGAAAAAACTATCTATTGTGACTTGCGGGTGTCCCACTTCAATGGTTGATTTCCTCGGCTCGAACGGATAAATTTTTGTTGTTATAATTCTTTGCAGCGTTTTGGTGTTCATACTCTTATCGAAAATTTTCACCCTGTCCCCAATGCTCGGTTTGTTCAGATTATGATATTTGTACGCCTCGCAAACATCAACGTAACCGACAGTCATTGTATATTTAGGAATATCAATACGTTCTAAATTATCTTCTGAAAATTGCCACTTTGCCAGTTTCAACAGTTCGTCCGGTTCTTCGCATTCGTCAAAATTTGAAAAACCCTCGTAGACACCTATTTTTTCAACCATAGGACTGTCTATATACTGTTTACCGTTATTGACCGTAGATATATCCAAATCGTCCTGTCCGTATGGATATAGTCGTGTTATTAATGTAGACGCGTCGCGTGACGATTCAGCTGATTTTGCATTGAAACGTAATGTTAATTCGTTACCGTTGTCCTTGCCGATTTGTTTAACCAGTGCCAAATTATAATTATCTACATATAATTCGCACATTGTCGATTGTTTTTCTAATGTTTCTGACAGCGTAGACATACCGACAATCGGTGTTATCTTTGACGCCTCAAAAAAATCGGTTGCGGTGTTCACCCATTCCATTCCCAATGACTTTACCTCTGCGTCCGTCATTATATGTATATTGGTGTTTTTAAACAGCTGTGTCATAATATAACGCGGTGTTTTTCCCAACATATCACCGATATACTGAATATGTTTAAATTGTGCGTCCATATACAGTGCCAGTGCGTATATTTTATTATTATCAATAGAACGAATACGGAAACATTCATTCCCTACCCTACAAATACGGTTGTTTGCGATAAATTCCCATTTAGCCGAATCTATCGGATATTCAAATTGCAAATTGTAGCTGCCGTTTAATTCGTGTGTAATACAAACGTCCTTTGCCTCGTCCAAAATTGCCAAACCGTTTGAACTGAAATCGGTTCCGTTGCAACTGTATATACGTATCATTTTATTCATTGTATTTCCTCCTGTTTTATAAAATCGACTGTGTATAATAGAACAGCGGATTATAAATAATTTCAACTGTTCCGGTTCCGTTTGACTGTATTGTTATTTCATTTTCACCCTGTCCGATTTCTATATGATCACCGTTTGAATATTCTGACGTATTGGTGTCACCCTCAAAACAGCTGAACAATTCGCAATCGATTGTGAATTGCGTAGTTTTGTGATTATATTTTATTGTGTTTCCGCCGCAGGTAAACGATACTGATGTAAAATTACCGTTGAAAACTATCTTAGGTCGTACCGCCGCATTTCCGGCATTGTTTAGTTTAAATGTGTTTGTACCGTTGGCAATTTCATATATATGATTTATCGGCCAACCTATTTCAATTTCCGTATCTAACGGAATATCCGCACCTAACGGAATACCCTGCGTATCATACAGGAACTGATTAAACGGTTCACATCTGAATGCTACAACGGTTTTTCCCGCTCGTTGTAGCATTATAGTCATATCTTCCACGGTTATCGGTGACGCTATCCACTTTGTAAACGGCATATCGTCCAAAATCAACTCACCTTTTCCGCCGTTTATCCACGTTACAAACTGTTCAATAGTTTTATTACGTTTTGCGGTATCGTTGCAGATTAAATAAAATTCAACTTCGATTGTTTTGTCTTTGTAAAACACCCTGCCGCCCGATTCCGAAAAATCTATGCTGCCGTCCCTGTACGGTATATCTTCCTCGTAATCCGTCTTTTTCGGCGGTGTTATCGGTAAATCGGTGATTTTGGTTTGCATACCAAAATCACGCAATGAATGTTTACCACGATATGTTAATCCCATTGTTTAGCCCTCCGCTCCCAAAAATGCATCCGAAATTGAACGTTTTACCGAACTACCCGCATATTTACCGTACGCCATTGCAGTCGTTTCATCAGTGATATTATTATTAAAATCCTGTTTGATTGTAATGGTATATTCGTTATGGGCGGTTGTTGCGTTCGGAATATTTTGACCTATTTCGGACAATTTCTGATTTGTCATATCTACTATTTTTGATATAGTGTTATATCCGGTTGTTGCCAACTGTTCCTGTTGCTGATTGTACGATTTTAAAACACTGTTAAACTGTTTTGTCATATCATCATTACCACCGCTGATTATTCCCAATGCCTGTGATGTATATTTGCTTAGTCCTTTCAGCGTGTTGCTTTGCTCTTTTTCCAGTGCCTCGTTTTCGTCCTCGATTGCGTCTAACTTGGCTTGTTTTTCCGCCTCTCGTGCCTCTTTTGCCTCTGTTTTTTTGATGTCCGCAATATCTTCTTCGATTTCTTTTAATTTTTTCTTACCGTCTATCGTAACGGCATTTTGATATTTTTCACGTTCCGCCTCCAGTTCCGACAGCTCTTTTTTCCTTTCGGCTTTGGTTTCCGCGTCCTCGATTGCCTTGTATTCCGCCTCGATTGCTTCTTTTTTCGCTGACAACATTTCTTTTTGTGCGTCATAGTATTCGTTGACGTAGTTTTCCAACGTTTCACTCATACTGTCAAACAGGTTACTGTTTGCGTCGTCCATAGCCTCATAGTAATATTTACCGCTTATCATTCCTTGTTCGTAATATTTTTGTGTATAGTTCTTTACGCGGTTTAGTCCGGCTTGATATTCCTGCTCGCTGATTGCTCCGTACTTCTTTTGCATTTGCAACCACTTCTTAGAATTTTCCAAACGTCCCTCGTACAGTTTCTGTCCTGCGGTCGTCATTTTTTCATTGTATTCTTCTTCCGTAATTTCGCCGTCCTGCAGTGCCTGTGAATTACGTTCCATAATACGCTGATATGCCGCCTCGGGGCTGTCGTCGTATTGTTCCCAGTCATTAAAATATGTTCGTTCGGCTATATAGTCTAATGACTGTTGGTCTAATTCGTCTAATTTCTTTTTTCGTAAATCTGCAATCTGTATTTCGTGGTTTCGGATTGTTTCATAATATTCGTCCCATACGTCCTGCAGTTCATCAGCCGTCATTTCGGTATTTTCCGTCATTTCGGTCAATGTATTCAGATAGTTGTCGTCCATTCGCTGATATGCCGCAATCTGTTCATCTACTGACAGATTGTGCATTTTGACTTCATAGTCAATCCAATTCTTTGACTTGCTTTCTTGATTTTTCAACCTGTTTTTATAATCTTTGATTGCGTCGTCATTAATTTTTTTGTTCAGTTCGTAGATCTCAATATTAGCCTCTTTCACAACGTCCGCGTCGTTTGCAAATTCTTCTAATATTTTCTTCCACCATAGCAATGCGTCGGCGTCTGATACGACGCTTGTTTTTTGGCGGTATTCAAAATCTTCTTTTTTGGTTTCAAATGCTGTGTTGTTTGTTCCTGTTGCGTAATGCGGTAATTTTTTCAACATTGCTTTTGTCTGTTTAGCCGTGTAAACCGAATCACCCTTACTTAGATTTACCAACACATTTCGACCGTTAAACAGATAGTATTGTCCTTTATGTTTTACCAGTTCTCGCGGGTCAGCGACACCCTTTTCATCATTTATAACCGCAGGTCCTTCCGGTGCTGAATCAGTACCGTTTGCAAAAAAACCTTTTTGACCGCTATTGAAAAAACCGCTCGACACTGTTCCGTCCGATTTTACGGTAAAATGTGCGGTATATGTTTTTTCAAATCCCTTTGCTTTGCTTGTCAGGCTATCAATAACCACCGCCGCATTTGTGCCGTCGGCTTTCAGCGTTGCCGTACCCTCTAAATTATCAAATTTATCGACTTCGCCTGTCGTTGTATTGATTGTAATAACCGCCTCGGAATCGTTTGCTTTTAGCGTCGCTATACCTGTTTTTTGGTTGTACTCCGCCAACTGATAAACAACACCGTCTATTGTTACGGTTGCCTGATTGTCAGCCTGCAAAATTGCGACAGCCTGTGTTGCTCCGTATGTGTCAATCAATTCTTGCAACGTCATTATGGTTTGTTCACTTTCGCCACCGTCTACGCTGACGCTGACCTCGGCACTTTGACCGTCTATTTCTTCGACACCGTCTTTGGTTTTGTCTATCATAGTAATATCGCCCTCGGCATTTATGCTGATTTCAATATTATCCGGCAATCCTAAAACGCTGTGCATATAATCGTTCAAATCGGTTACTACGGCTTTCATATTCTTGTCGCCGCTCGCCATTGCCTCACTCAAATTTGAAAAACCGTTTTTAAACAACGCAACCTGTAAACTTGTTTCGGTCGTTGTCATACCTAATAGCTGACATTGTGTGACTACATCATTAATTGCTTTGTTTATTTTTTGTTCATCACCACTTGCGAATATATCCGCAATAGACGAAAAACCGCTTTTGTTTACGGCCTCTTTTGTAACTTCGTTTTGCAGTGTTATTAGTGCCTCTTTGTATTTTTCGATAGACGCTTGGTGCTGTTTAATTCGTTCTTCGTTATTTGCTACATTCGTTTCCCACTCCGACGTTTGCTCTGATACATTTTCTATTGCCTGTCCCAAACTGTCAAAATTTAATTGACCGCCTGTAATGTTTTGATAACTGTCGAATATTTCCTTGTTGTCCTCACGCAGTTTCTCAACCGCCGCCCTACGTTCAGCACCCGACATTGTGCTGTTGATTGCCTCATACTGCGTTTTTAACACGCCTAATTCTGTACTTAACTTTTTAGCATTTTCAATACGTTGCTTTGTTTCATTATTGACGCTTTGCAGTTTTGGGATTTCCTCCGACGATTTTTGTGCGTTGGTTCTTTTTTTACTGCTGTCGTCCTTGATTTCCTGCTGTTTCTGTTTCTTTTCCTGTTCCGCCTGTTCTTTTTGTGCCTGTACTATCTGTTTTATGATGTCCAGTGTTGAACTGCGGACACCGTTTTTCTGTTCTTCGGCGCTGATGAAATCGCTATAGTTGTCTATAAACCATTGCTCTAAAAATTTTCGTTCCTGCTCGCTTTCGTCGGTTTGTTGTCCTTGATTTTTTAATTCTGTCAATTCCTTATAGCGTGCAATATACGCGTCTACTGTATCGGCTACCACGGTCATATCATAGGCGGTCTTTGCTTTTTCCGAATATTCCTGTGCCATAGCCAGCGCGTCATTTCCCGATTCACCTAATTTTTGATGATATTTTTCTATTCCTGCACTTGCAATCTTCGCTACTGCCAATGTAGCCGCAAATGGTGCTGTTACTACTGCTGTTATTCCTGCACTCACTCCGGCAACACCGCCTAATGCCGCAAGAAATCCGCCTACACCTCCGGCACCTGTTGCACTTGCCGCCGCGCCTTCGGCTGCCGCCATTGCCTCTGCTCCTGTTGCTCCTGCTGTTTCTGCTGCCGCACCTGCCGCCTTTGCCGCAGTCTCCGCCTCGCCTGCTACTTTTGTAAACGAAAACAGCGATTTAATACCGTTTGCGAATGAAATACCTTTTGCCGTCAAACTCAATGCGGGTCCGATAATTGCTAATGCTGTGCCGATTTTCAATAATCGCTCACAATCTTCATCAGACAATCCACTTAACCAATCCGCCAAACTGCTTACCGCGTCTGCAGCCTTATCAATGAACGGTGCCGCACTTTCACCAAATTTTTGTGCGGCTACCTGCATTTTAACCATTGCTTGCTCAAACGTAAAACCGGATTTGTTTACGCCCTCCGACTGCTTTTTGAATGCCTCTTCTGACGCTCCGGCGGCATTACCCATTTTCTCTAATTTTTCTGAAAATGTATCAGCCTGCGCACCTGTCAATGCCAACATTGCAGTAATAGCCTCTTTTGAACTGAATAGTTCTGTTAGCTTTTCCTCGCTACCGCCTGTTGCCTCTGCCAAAATCTTCATTGCACCCGAAAAACCGTTTGCCTTTACCATTGCAAATCCCGATTCATAACCCAATGAATTTAGCTTTTTCTTTAATGCCTCTGTCGGTGTCATTAATCCGGTATATACCGCGCCTAACTGTGTAGATACTTCCGACGCTGTACCCGTTACACCTGTCAATGTTGCAAATATCGTAAACAATTCGTCCTGTGATACACCTAACGCCTTTGATTGTGGGACTACCTTACCGATACTTGACGCCAGTTCGGGGAATGTTGTCTGTCCTAATTCGACTGTTTTAAATGCCAAATCCGCAACGTGTTCTACTGCCTCGGCTGTCGTATCACCGTAACCCTTTGTAACGGCTGAAGTTAGATTGATAGAATCAGTCGTTGTCGCCAATCCGGCTTTTGCGGCCTTTGCGTTTATTCTTACTTTGTCGATTGTGTCGTCAGCGTCGCCGAATGCCGATATTACCTGATATGTACCGTCTGCAATATCATCTGTATATTTTGCGGTTTCTATTGCTACATCTTGTATACCCTTTTTCAATTCCTGCAGACGTTCGTCACCTATGGACAATGTTGCGATATTAGCCAATTTTTTATTTAGGTCCATATATTGCTTAACTGCCGCAGTTCCCGCCGCTACCAACGGTGCTGTTACTGTTGCCGTTAATGTGTTACCGACTTTAGTCAATCCGTTTCTGACACCTGCAGTTTTGTCCTGTAATTCGCTATATTTGTTTTTAACCTGTGTAATATATTGCGACTGTTTTTTTAATTCATCTGTCGTCTGCTTTAACTCATTTCTTAAATTTGCCTCTGCTAATTGACTTCTCGATAGATTGTTACTGAAACGATTGAAATTCGTATCAGCTGTTTTAACGGCACTTTCAGCCTTTTTTACTTCGTCTTTCAACTTTTTCATTTCGTCGCTGTTGGCCTTTAGGCTTGTCTTGCCCTTGTTGTATGCCTCATTCGCACGTTCCAAACGTTGACGGGCGGCGTCCTGTGCCTTTGACGCCTGTTCTACCATTTGTTTATATTTCTGTGTAATCTGTGATTGTTGGTTTAGCTGTGTAGACAGGGATTTATATTTATTCTGTAAACGGTCCAATGATGAACCTGTCGTTTTTAATGTGGCGTCTGTAACCTTAAACTCATTTTGCGTTTGTTTCATTGAATTACCTAACGCCTTGATTTCCTGTTGTGCCTCTTTGGTGTTAAAACCAATGCTGATATTTGTACCGTCACTCATTCTTTTCACCTCATATTCCGAAATCTGCTAAACTCGGCAGTTTATCGTTATTCTGTTTTTCTGCTGTTTTTGTGTTTCCGTTCATCATCTCATAAATTTTCCAAAATTTACGGGGTGTGCAGTCCCAAAATTCATCATCTGAAAATTGCAGGCGGTAACGTCCTATAAAATATAGTTTGTCCCAATCGTACGGAGCGTCCCGCCTTACTGTTCCCCCTGTTCTTCCGTTGCCTCCTGCACTCCGAACGCTGAAATCACTGCGGCATATACCACATCATACAAAATATTTATAGTACCCAACGAAATCCAATCTTCAATATCCACTTTTCGCAAATTGTACCTTTCGCCAACCATTGCATATAGAAAATTTAAAACATCACCGTATATATCTGTCTTGTTTCCGAACATTTCAATAGCTTGGCCGACACTTCCGTACATTTGCTCCAATACTCGCAATGCTCTGTATGTCAGCTTTATTTCGTATTCCTTATCCTCAATTTTTATCTTCTTGCCCTTTGCGATACACGCGGTTAAATCTAATGTTTCTTCCATTTTCAAAAACTCCTTTCATACGCAAAAAACGCACATCATAATGATGTGCTTGATTTATTTGCGTTTCTGTGTTATACTTGATTTATAAAAACTTATTTTTTCCTTTTACCGTCCTGCGTGGGACGGTTTTTTTTATTTAATTATTCTTTTGGAACTGTGTCACCTGTATTTACTGTAGGTGTTGATGTCGTTCCTTTTGCGTAGATTTTATTTATTTTTTCTACTGTCAGGAATGCATCCGCCTCTTTTTCAGTGTCAAAGACACCGTAAATTCTCCAAACACCGTCCGCACGTCTTGCCATTGATTTGAATGACATTGTGTCAGACTGTGGATTTAGTTTTTCAGTTCCGGCTGTTTCCGCTGAAAAATCACTTGTGCTGTATTTTGTTCGTAACAGCCACACTGCTAAAATTTTACCGTCGTTTAACGGTGTCATAAATCCTGTTGCAAATTCGGCAGGGTCGTCCTTTTCTGTTGATACATAAATTCCGTCCTCTGTTAATGTTTCATCTAACAACATTGCCTGTTCTGCCGGTGAAAACATTGTTCTTTGCGCCTTACCGTCATAACCTGTACACTTTGACAATACGTCAGTGCAATCGTCACTGTCTACGTCTGTTGTTTGTGTTTTTGCAGTTAAATCAATATTCTGCACATTTAGCAAATGTTTAACTTCGTCGTATTCAACTTTAGGCTCACCGCCTGTCATTGCCGCACTTTTATCACTGATTATTTTTGCAATTCTTAATCCCTTTAAACCTGTTCTGATTTGCATAATTTTATACCTCCATTTTTAACGTTACATTTATCGGTTTGTGATATATATTTGTATCTGATTCGTACATATCGCTTTGCAGTTCTACCCTGCACATCAAAAAATCTGTTTCCAACGTTTCTTTTACTGCCTTTGATAGTTCAAACAAATTATTCTGTTTGCTCCAAATATCCAAACGCACGATAACAGTATTCATTATTGCGCTGTCATCAGCATATTCGGAATCGTTATTCAGCATTTCAAACATTGTTATTCGCGGAAACAAATTTTTGTCTTTATCCGGTGCTCTCGGATTGTTGTATATTGCGGCTATTTTTTTTGTTACCGCCGCAGATTTTTTCAATGACTGATATATCATTAACATTGTATCTTGCAACGCTATCCCTCCAATCTTGACTTGATTTCTTGCTCTAATGCCGCTTTCATTTTCGGTTCAACGACAGATTTAACTGCCGCCTCTGCTTTTTTCATAAACGGTCTTGCCACCATTTTGCTTGTACCGTTTTCAACATAAAATAAATACTGTGCAATGCTCCAATCCAACTTGGCACCGTCACCGTCAAACACTCCAACTAACTTATATCGTCCGCCGTAGCCGTCACGCGTTTTACTCGCCCGAACGTGATTTCGTGCGTGAAAACTGTCTTTTTCCTTTCGGTCATATGGAACGTGTGGTTTGAATGTGCTGACTGCCAACGGTGCGACTTCGTCCAACACTTTGTCGGCCACTTCGTTCATTGATACACCTAAATTTTCAATTTTAAGTACCAATGACGAAAACCCCTCATATTCAACGCCGTATTTAGCCATTGTTGACCGCCTCCGCCGTTATGATTTGTATGTCGTGCGATTCGGATGCGTCGTTTATTGCACGGATATTATAATATGTCCCACCGTATTTTATATAGTGGTCCTCTGTCAGAATTTTTTTGTATCTGATTGTAAACGTCACCGTTCTTTCGGCATTTACCGCTGCCGCAGTAAAATACTCCGAACCCCTAACGTGTTTCACATTCGCCCAAACGGTACAGACGGGGACATATTTCTGTCCCTCGTCGCGTCCTGTTTCAGGATTGATACCGTCTGTTAATTCACAAATTTCAACACGTCTGTTTAATTGTCCGGCATTTATCATCAGCAACACCTCACAATAAATTCACGGAATGCAGTGCCAAAATCTGCGTAACTGTCGGATTTTCTTTGTCAGACTGCACTGTCATTTGTCGATTGTCGTACATATCACCGCACAACACCAACGCCGCAATCGTCAAATCCTCGTAGTTATCCATTTCTTCATCAGTTAAACCGGTGTACGATTTTATGTACTGAATGGACGCCGTATGAATAGTTGAAAATGTTTGTTCTTCGCCCTCATACTCCGCACGCAGATATTCGGCTATGTATTCATCTGTTAATTCGCTGATTTTCATATCTGCCACCTATTATGCAGCTTTCATTTTCAAACCTGCGATTTTTTGGCTTTCAACGATTTTACTGTCAAATTCAGTGTAACCGCATACACCGATTGCGTATTGTGTCGCATATTTTTCAAGTAGTACGTTGATTTCCATAGCGTTGGCTAATTTGACATACAAACCGGACATATCGCCATATACAATAGTTGTTGTGCTTGCCGCGATTTTAGGTGCATTTTCTGAAACGTATACAGGCTTACCCAACAGCTCCCAACCGAACTCTTTTGTAATATCGCGGTTTAGTAGGTAATTACCCTCGTTATCCTTTAACTTTCGGATTTGTGCCAGTGTTTCTTTGTTCATAATCCAGCACGCATTTTGTTGGAACTGCTGTGGCACTGTCATTTGAACGTCAATCAATTCATCAGCTATAATATCCTTTGCACTTGCTGATGTAACTAAATTCGTTGTTTCAAATACACCTTGATATTTATTTTTTTGACCGTTTAACAATCCCTTTTCAAGAAATTCTGCAATATTTTCAGCTACTTTATTGATTGTAAATGATACCAAATCAAAACCGCTCTGATTGATTAATGATTTAGAAATTAGTTTCAATACGCCAACAATATAGTTTTCAAGTGTTATTGTCGTGAATTTACCCGAACTTTCAGTCAATTCCTGCATATCTTCCACTAACGTAGCACCTGTATCAGTTGTATCGTCGTAAACAGGGAACGACAAATTACCGCCAACGTTGTATATTGTCGCCATACTGTAAATAGGTGATAATTCTTTCACGCTTTCGATGATACGGTCAGCGATTGTCGTTGGAATCAATGCTTTTCCGCTGTTTGCTGACGTGCTTAGCGCCCTTGTTTCACCTCTTAGGAACTTTTCAAATTTTGCCTCGTCCGCCGCACGTTGTTCCATATTCTCTTTTTTTGCTCCGCCAAATTCAGCACTTGACAAACTTCTTGCCTCATTTTGTGCTTTTAATGTTTTATCAATTCCGTCAATTTCTTTTTTGATTTCATCAAATCTTGATGTTTCATCATCTGTCAACGCTCTTGTTTCCTTTTCTGCGTCTTTGATGATGTTTTCCATTTCCTCAACCAGATTATTACGTTGTTCAATCAAATCCGGTAACGATCTTGTTTCAAATTTTCTTGCAGCTTTTCTTTCAAAATCTCTAAATATTTGCTTTTTACTTTTCATTGTATTGTCCGCCTTTCATCTTTAAAAACTCAACTTCGTGTTTGTAACGTGAAATTAATGCACGTTTTTCTTCTTCGTCCTCGTCGTTCTTTTCTTTCTTCTCTTGCTTTGCAGTTTCTTTAACGACTTGACTTTCGTCCTCATAACTTCGTCTTTCAAATGCTTTTTCTTGGTCTGAACGTTGTTCAATGCTTGTTGCTATGTATGCCGGTGTAACACTTAGAATTGATACTTCGGACATATCAATGTCCTTCAAATATCGGTGTTGCATACCGTCGTCAGCGTCTTTCCATTCGTCAGCACAACTATAGAAACCAAAACTCCAACCGCGTAACTCGCCTTTGTTGGCCTTTTCGATAACTTCGGGGTCTGCTACGTCACACGACGCAAACAGTCCGATATTATCTTCGCGCAGTTGTAATTCACCCGTTTCTGTCGAACCCAAAATTTTATCCGCTCTGTGATTAAAACGCAATTCAACGTTTGGATTTCGTCTTAATGATTTTGCGAATGTTTTCGGCTCTACCTGTTCTATGAACTTGCCGTGACTTGACGAAATCGGACGGCTGTCACGTCCGGTCGCACAAACATAGCCCTCAATATGAACGCTATTCGCTCGTATTTCCACTCTTATCACCTTTAACACCCCCTTTCATTTCCTCGACATCTACTGTCTGATTTGTGTTTGGTGTATATACTTGTCCCTTTTGCGGGTAGTATAAAACGTCGTTTAATCCCAATTTGACAAAATCCAAACCTAATGGCGGTAATCCTTCCATTTCTCGGACTTCATCTATTTGAATGAAATTGTTTTTAATACCTGTTTCATATGCGGCATATCTCTTTTGCATATCGCCTTTTAACAGTGTCTTGGTATCTATCGAAAATGACAACTTGCCGTATTCACTTTGCAGTAGCAAATCTTTATTCAGTGCCGTTTCAATGGCTTTGATAATCGGCAAAATTGCCGATTTGATACCGTTGTTATAGTTTTCATCACTGCACGTCCCGTTGATTATTTCAGGGGACAGGTTGAATAACTTTGCTATTTCAATCGCGTTTGCCTCTTTGTTTTCTTTCAACTGCATTTCCACACTTGACAATGACGCCTCTGTGAATTTTAAACCGTTGTTTAGCACCATTATGTTCTCTTCGTTGTTTCTGTAAAATCGTTGCCACGTTCTTTTTAATTTGGTTAATGCCGATTCCTCTAATCGTTTTTCCGATTGTAAAAAACCTTTTTTGCCGCCGGATTTGACAAGACTGTTTTCAAATTTTAACGTGTTGTATGCCACTGACAACATCTTATTGTTTTCTTCGATTATGCCTTTGCCTGTAGCTCCATTTTCACTGCGACGTGTCAGTTTTAAAAACTCCCAATCGCAGTATTTCTGACCGTTCACCATTATGTCATAATCTTTAAATATCGGGTCTGTTCCCTCGATTACGGAAACTTTTGACGATTTCACATAGTGCAGACTTTTAACGGCGTTTCGATTTCGGTTGATGAAAATATATCCCTCACCGTCTGTCAGAACATCAGATAACCACGCCGTTTTCATCTGAAATGCGTCTAATTTATCGCCTGTTTCACTGTTTAACAGATGAACTCTGAAATCATCTTCGACATTACCGCCGCCGTTAATATCTTTCAGAACTATCGGCAACATTGCTATTGTATTGGCTATGAAATTTACACAACTTGTCACGGTCGGAATGCTCATAGCCTCGTCTTTTGAAATCGTATCGCTTACACCTGCGATTAATTCAATGATGTTTGTACCGCTATCTTCCGCCGCACGTCTAAAAAATTTTCTTTTCCACATTTTTTCTTTCACTCCCTTATGCTGTTTGTATGCCCCAATCTAATCCGGTGTCGAAAATTTCGTGTTGTTGCATTATGTACACGGCTATGATTGTAGCGACAACCATATCAACCTTGCCCGCAGAACGTTTTTTATTGACGTACTTGTTTTTGTTCGTATCTTCTGTACATTTTGCATTTTGGTAATTGATTTCGTACAATTCGTTTGCCTTGTATAAAAATTGGTGGTTTAAAATACATTCCTTTAACAGTTTTGTCGGTGCGTGCAAAGTTCGTGAGTGTTGCTCTACTTCCGTCACGTTATAGCCGGCACGCTCCCATTTTTGTGCCGACGACATTGCATTGCGTCGGTCATATCCAATATCAATGATTTTGACGCCGTACTGTTCTTCAATCTTCATTACATATTCTTCAATAACCGCGTAATCGACAACTCTGTCACCGCACGCCACGCACTGCATTTGTTTTATAAAATGCCTGTAATCCACACGTTCCGTCGCACTTTTTTCGTCTGTCCGTGCCTCGGGTATAAATGCCAGTGGCTCGCAATAAACCACTCCGTCAACATATGCCACCATTACAACGGCACAGTTATCTGTTGTTTCCGCCAAATCGACACCAATATAAACGTCTAATCCGGTCCAATCAATCTCGCCGTTCTCTAATCGACACGCCTTTATGTCTGCAACGTCAATATAGCTTTCAGTTCCTATTCCTTGATAAATTATGTTGCAGTGCTTTGTAACAAAATTTTCACGGCGGCTCGGCATTTGTATAGCACGTTCCCTGTTGTCTTTCAAATCTTTCATTATGCTTGGGATTTCTAACGCTAACGGATTGGACTGCTCCAATATTCCGTCGTCCCTCATCCATTCATCTTCTTTGGTGTTGTCCGGTTCATACAGCAACGCAAAAACTTTGTTGTCATTGATTACTCCGTCCAAAACGTTTTTTGCATACTGTACTTCGTCCTCGAACGGATTATCGAACGTCGGGTATTTAGTGCTAATGATACAGCCTAATTTATTCAGTATTGTCAACTGTCCTGAACGCATTGCCTCAATCGCATACGGGTTCGGTAATGCTCCCACTTCGTCCGCCAAAAATGCGTTTGGCAGACGTCCGTCAAGTCTTGAGTTGGAATAGTTCAACGGGATATATACATTCTCATTCAGCAGACATTTAATATCATCCCTACGAATTTTGAACCTATCCATTAATGCAGGACTTGACAATATAATCTCTCGGATTGCCGTTTTCACTTCTCTTGACAATGTTCCGTCCGGTGCGACCGAATAGAACTTTGAAAATTTCGGTTCACAAAAAAACAGCAGTATGAAAATGACGCCGATAATAATTGTCTTACCGTTCTTTCGGCATATTTCCAATAATGCTGTTTCATATTTTCGTTTATTTTTATTTCCCCTGTATACCGTACACAATACCGAGATAATCAGAAAAAACTGAAAACCCGCAAGACTTTCGTATACAGTTTGATTTTTTGCCATTCCCGACGGCATAATCATTAATTTTAATAGTTTGTCTATCAGTTGAACTTTTTTCTTTGATATGCAAAACTCGTTGTCTTGCTCATCTGCAATTTGCAAAAATTCTTTGCATTGCAGTTTGACGTATTTCGGCGCGTTGATTTTTCCGTCGCAAACGTCTTGCGCATATCTATACGCTTTGTGTTCTCTATCCATCATATTCGTTCGCCTCTTTCAGTGCATTTAACAGCGGGTCCTCTTTGTTTTTGCTCGCCGTTAAATTTAAACTGCCTATCTTTGCTCGTGCCTGCGGTGACAGACACAATTCATTACAACAACGGTACAAATCTTTTGTGTATTTGTCCTTACTTGCCATAAAATCTTTATTAAAAATCAATGAAAAATCATCATTTATTTTGCGTTCTATATCCTGTAATCGGTCAACTGCAATAGAAAATTGAGTTAAAATATACACGTCCAAATTACTCAAAATTCCGCTCTCGTCCAATTCCTTTTTTATCTTTCGGAAAATCTTTTTTTGATTGTTCGACAAATACGTCGGAGGTCGGAGGTTATCAGCTTTCCCGCGAATTTTCTCTTCGACTTCTTGACGTTGTTTTTCTTCCGATTTTGTGTTGTGTCGTGATTGTGTTTTTACCGATTTCGCCGGTCGTGCCATACCTCCCTCACCTCTCGTATTTTTTGAATTTTAATTTAAAATTTCATTTTGGGAATTTTTTGCGTGCTTATACCCCTTGTTTCCTGTACAAATCCCCCAGCCGAAAAAATTCTAATGGCCGGGGGGTGTCTGTTCCTGCTCCAATGCGATTTTCTGCAATACTTTTTTCGGAATTTCGCCGCTTTCTGCCATTTTATGGTGACATTCACAAAGGCTGATTAAGTTACTGTTTTCATCTCGCAGTTCGTAATTGTCTTTCAGCGGTACAATGTGATGAACACTGATACCGTTCGTATTGTATTGACGTGCGCCGTATTTATATAATCCACGCACACATATTTGACACATATTCATATCACGTTCTTTTATCTCGTTGCGTTTGCGTTGCCACGAAATTGTATTTCTGTATCTGTCATATTCATACGTTTTTTTATTCCGGCTCTGCCTACGCTTTGCCTGTGGACATTTGTACATAACGTCGTGAATACGTCCGCAATACGGACAGCTCTTTCTCATTGTTTATCACCTCTTTCCGCCGCTTATATGTCGCCTATATCTATCTTGCCACTCATCAGCTCCGGCAACAGTGCGTCCCGAAGTTCTGCTAAATATCTGTTTTCTTCAACGTTTAGATAATATATGTGTTGTTTCCACGTGTTAAATATCATCATAAGAATACTTGAAATATTTTCTTTGCTGTTGTTTGAAAATGTTATTTCATTTTTATTTTTGGTTGTTTTGAAATAATCATTTTTAACAATCTTTTCGCCACATATTTTTTCTGTCAATTTTGAAAAATCATTATTTGTACTGTTGTCCTGCTTAAACAGCTCAATGTCAAATCCTAAAGACTTGGCGATTGTTTCGTTTATTGTTAGTTTACAAGTATTTTTTTCAGTTATAATTCTGTTAATATCCGCAACTATTTCGTTGTACGGTCTATGTGCATTTTCTATATTCTCAAACTCTATGTATCGGCTTGGCACCAATACATAATTATTGTTTTTTATTTCTTCAATGCTTACTGCCTTGCAGTAACCCGCTATGTTTCCGTACTGTTCAATCTGTATCAATACATCTTGTATCTGACTTTCAGATATAACCTTGACTTCTTTTGCGTATGTCCTGTTAGTGTGACTTTTACCGCCAAACTGCCCGTTTTGCATTCGTTGTTCTGTTTCATACCTCTGCCGCAGGTCAATCATTTCTACCGTTGAATGTTTTTTATTTTTGTTAAATGTTATAATACACGTTGGTATTGACGTAACTTCAAACATTTTATCCGGACATACAATTATACTTTCTATGAAATTCATTTCAACTAAATACTGCCTTATTTGCTTTTCCTTTTGGTTGTCTGTACTTAAAACACCATTCGGCAATATAAAACTTGCCTTGCCATTAATTTCATCTAACGCAGTCAATATAAACGCATAATTCGCATTACTTTCCGGCGGTACTTCGCACTGTGAAAATCTATTCTGTAATTGCGCGAACGCCGGTTGTTCCCATTTCATATTGTACGGTGGATTTGATATACAACAATCAGCTTTAAATTCGCTCTTAGTTATCTCTTTAACAGTTGCAAATCTATTGCCTTTTTGTGTCCTGTATGTTTTAAAAATTTCATTTGACAATACATCACAATGAATAACTTCGGCGTCAATATTTCTAATTGCCAAATTAAACAACAAAAACGGAATAACACGACTATCATATTCTTTGCATATAAATTTTAAATCATTGTTCTTGCTCCATTTTTGAATTGTCAACGCTCCGCTACCCGCACACAAATCTAAACAAATTTTTTCATTTTCGGTTTTTGATAACTCTGCGACCGCTACCGCAAGGCTTTTCGGTGTGTAGTCCTGCATTTTTTCTTTGCGGTCGGCAAAATAATATTGAAATATCATTTGCATATAGTCTATTGTTAAATCGGGACATATTAAAATCCAATCTTCACATAGCTTTCGACACTTTTCTGCATTTAACAATGTTGATTTTAATTCATCAACAACATCTTCAATTTTTTCTATGCTGAAAACACTCTTGAATTTTTCAACTAATTGTAACAGTTCCATTTCAACGTCCCCATTCCTTTAAAAATTTGCAATCAAAAACCGCCGTTTACACGCTACGGCGGTTCCCGATTGATAGAAGAAAAAAAGGAGAAAACCCTATTGTGAATTTTTCACATTACTATAATAACACGAAATATACTCCGTTTTACTCCGCGTTTTTATTTTTTTGCAAATTTTTTAACGCTGATTTATGAATTTCGTATATTTTAGTTTTTTCAAAGTTCATTTTTAGACAGATTTTATTTTCCTTCAGTCCTAATATGTATTTATATCGCAGTACCGCCTGTTCCTGTGGGTCCGACAGCTCCGCAATCGCAGTTTCGATTGTTTTCAACTTTTCCGCCGCCGTTGAATATTCTGTTTTATATTGTTCCTGTAAATCAATCAATTTGCAAATCAATTCGGATTTATCGGTTGACTTTCCGCCGCGTGGCATATCATTGACTATTGCCGTCACTTTATTGATTTGCGACTGCAATTTCTGTATTTGATATTCAATACTCTCTGCATTTCGCATTATTTTTCTGTATTCCTGTAATTCTTTTTGCGTCAATGATATGCCCCCTGTTCCGTAATCGATTGCGATTTTTAGTTTTTGTTTAACAGCCTGTGTTGTCCGTTTTTACTGACTATATACAAATATTCCGGTGTTTCCTTTTCAATTTTCCAATTTTCCGATTTTAAACCGTGTTCGGCAAGAAATAGTTTCTGCCGGCGGTTTGGATTGATTAATCTTTTCATTGATTTCCTCCGTTTTTTCTTCTGTCATTTTGTTTCATTCTTTGTATTGACCGTTTCCACGAATTCCGTATTATGTTATATTCTCTGTTTGATGTATCAATCGCAACAATAGAATTTCTTAACTTTTTTTTGTTCATACTGACATCCAAAATATCGCGACTTCCGGCAAACGTCAGTACATAAACCTGTTTTTTGTACTGACGTGCATAATCGATAATACATTCATTTAACAATGCTTGAAATGTCATTTGTGACGTTATGCGTTTCAAATCACCCGCCTTTAATTTTCGTATGTATGGTTTCATAAATTTTGATTTATATTTTCTCATATTGTTCTACTCCTTTTATTCGCACGGTTCGTATTTTTTGTGAAATATATCGGGTTTGCAAGGATAATATTCCCCACGCAATCCCCTTATGATGTAATCGCCGACGCTTGCCTTCATATAGCCTTCTAATGTTGATATAAATATAACAGGCTCTAAGCCCTCTACACGGATAATAGTTTTGTCCAATCCATTTGTAAATTTTATAATTTCATCAAGGTTATGCCCTTCCCATTGCACTGCCTCTATTTCACACGGTTTTGTTTTGTATTTCATTCTTTACCTCCGTCATTTCTTTTTGCGGATTTATCTATTTTTGCCCCGCAGTGCGGGCAGTAATTAAATTCACATCCTCCGTACCACTGAATATCATCACTGTCGTTATCTGTCCCGATTTCTAAATAATCTATACAACCGAAACCGCATACCGAACATATAAATTCATCAACAGGGTCCATATTAGTAGCATTATACCCGTGCTGATGTTCATTCTTTAGCTCCATCAACTTGTCATACTCTGACTTGTCAATCAATTTCTTATACGCCTCCTGTGCCACTTCTTCGGCTATATCGCCCATAAAATACACCGGTAACGGTTTTTCTAACGGTCCACATTCTCCTTTGCTTGCGTCAATTATAATTGCAAATTTGAATCCGTCATACCGACTTTGCAGATAGTCATTTATGTCACGCAAATTGTGACTGTTAAACCATATCGGAAAATTTCCGAAACGGTCTTTTTTGTCCGTAATTATTCTCATTTAATTTCCTCCTTACTTTAATTTTTATATCATTTTGTTTCCGTACTGTTTTAGTGAACCGTATACCGTTGCTACTGCTATATTTAATTCTTTGCTTATTTCTTTAATCGTGAACCCTTGGTTTTGCAAAAACACAATTCTGTTGTGATATATATACCGTTTATTGTTACTTTGTGACTGTGGTTGCGGTTGTTCACCGTTGCAGATGTACACCCATTCAGGACGTACACCTTTTTTCAGTGCCTCGGTGACATTGTGCCACGCCTCGCTGATACAGCTCACGGAACACATTTGTATTTTAAACGGTTTACCACTGTTTTCGTCGATTTTTTCGTTCATCATTTTTCCACATACTGAACAATATGTCTTTCTCATTTTTGGGCCTCCTCTTTTATCAATCTTTTTTTATTTCTTTTTTCCTCTCTTTCAATATATTGTGATTTCTTTTGCTCTGTCGTCGACGTCTATACTGTCTTCGGTTACAAATGAATATCCTTCACCCGCATACACCATATAATCGCCCTTGCCAACTTCAATTAATTCGTTCGCAAATTCTTGTAATTCTTGTACCGTCATTACTGTACCTCACTTTCCCGACCTTAGCATATAAAATAATAACTGCGACATTGACCTTTGACGGTCCTTTGGGTGTGCCACTGTTGCAATTTTCAACGTCCAATCTACCGTTTTATCATCTATTGGTGTCGGACTTTTAAACTCATCTGTGGGTTCTCTGCTCTCGGGGCACGCCACATATACCCCTACGCTCCATGGCACTTCACGCCTAATTTGTTTATATGTTTCCATTGTTGTGACAACATAATTTCTGTCACCACCAAAATTTAAGCCGTTGCCGCTATGGTAATCAGCCTTGCAACTCTTGATTTCGTAAAAAACAAACTCGCCTTTTTCAATGCCACTCGTGCTTTGATTTTTTGGCACGAATTGTATAAAATCAACACGTTTTTTTTCGCCTTTTCCACCACTATAATCAAGTGTAACTTCGCTTGCGTAGTATTTACCCCTACCCGATAATCTTTCAATGAGTAAATTACTCAAAAACTCGGTTGTTTCTTTTCGGTTCATATTTCTTCCACCTTTCCTTTCAACGTTTCTTTTACCGCCGCAAATAATTTGTCGTATTTCTCCGACCCCTCAACCGCCGCAAGTGCGGTTTTAACCGCTATAATTGCGGTCTGTGCCTGTTCAAAACACATCTGCAATTTAACCATATTTTCATTACTGCCGACTTGTGATTCTTTTTGCAGTTTCTCAATAGTTTGTTTTAACTCGGCATTTTCTTTTTCCGCCGCGTCAACCTTTTCTTTTTCTGCTGATACCTCGTCTTTCAGCTTTTTATATTTTTCTTTCGACTTTTTCGCCGCCTGTTCTGCTTTTTCCTTTTCCTCTGTCAGACGGTCAATCTCTTTTTGCAATGATTTTTTAGCGTTTTCGTCAGCCTCTTTCATCATCTTTTCTAATTCGTCTTGCGGAACCGTCGCAGGCTCCGCATTTCTAATGTCTAACTCCGCTTGCAGGCGTTCAATCATTAATCGCTTATCTTCCGCCGCCTGTTCGCTCTGCTTTATCTGTTCTTCCAACTTTTTCTCTGCCACTGCTTGCTTTTTTTCTGCTCTGTCCAGTGCGTCAGTCTTTTCCTGTATCAACTTGTGCAGTTGTTTAACGGTGGTTTCCTCTGTTATGTTGTTTTCTTCAACGAACTGTTCTCGCTCATCAGCCGGAATTGCTGTTAGCTCTATCAATTTTGTTACTCCCAGATTCTTAATTGATTCAGAATTTTCAAAATTTCCAAATAGCCTCTGTTGGTCTGCACCGTATTCCTTGTAAATTTTTATGTAGTTTTCAGCCATAGCCTGCTTATAGCCTGTGTATTTTTCGCAATACTCGCCCCACTTGCCGTATTGTACCAGTGTTTTAGCTTTTGCAAATCTTTTACCGATTTCTATTAAACATTGCAATAGCATATTGTTCATACTTTTTGAAATATATTTGATTTCTGCCGTGATTGTTGGTAAATCACAACTTTCAATCTCTCTGTATTCCGCCTCGATTATCTCGTTTTTATTTTCCATTATGCTACTTTCCTTTCTTTTTTCACTCCGGCTGTGTTCTTGACGAACTCAACCCACTTTTCTTCAAATTTTTCTACTTCCGGTGTTCTCTCGCAGTGCCGTAATCCGCTGTTTTGTCTGACAC